TAAGTTTTTTATGAATGCCATGGTACAAATGCCAGATCATGGTGAGCTCAAAGCCGAAGACTTCAACGGTCCTGAATATATTTTCAGTGGACACTTTCACAAACGACAAAACAACAGTAAAGTTGTGTATATCGGCAACGCATTTCCGCACAACTTTGCAGATGCATGGGATGATGATCGCGGAATGATGACGTTAGAATGGGGAGGAGAACCTGTTTTTACCAACTGGCCCGACTGCCCCAAGTACCGAACTATCAAATTATCAGAGTTAATCGATAAAAAAGATTCAATTATGAAAAGCAAGATGCATTTCAAAGTTAATCTAGACATTGATATTAGCTTTGAAGAAGCTAACTTTGTTAAAGAAACGTTTATCAACGATTTTGACATACGAGAAATAAGTCTAATCCAAGACAAAACAAATCTTGACGGCACTGTTGATGATAACCCCGATGGAAGATTTGAGAGTGTGGATCAAATCGTAACAGAACAACTGGTCAATATCGACAGTGAACAGTTTGACAAGGCAACTTTGCTGGAAATTTATAATAATCTCTAATGTTTCGACTTAAAAATATAACCGTAAAAAACTTCATGAGCGTGGGTGCTCAGACACAGGCTGTGGACTTTGACAAAGAACACCTAACATTGGTGTTGGGATCCAATTTGGATCTTGGCGGAGACGACACTGGATCTAGAAATGGAACAGGAAAAACTACCATTATCAATGCATTGAGTTATGCATTGTATGGACAAGCACTAACAAACATCCGCAAAGAAAATTTAATCAACAAAATCAACAGCAAAGCCATGTTGGTCACTGTTGAGTTTGAGAAGAGCGGCAACAAATACCGCATAGAACGAGGACGCAAGCCCAATATTCTCAAGTTGTATGTCAATGACAGCCAGATAAAGACAGACGAAAACGAAGATGACAGTCAGGGAGACAGCAGAGAGACACAAAAAAGCATTGAACAAATGCTGGAAATGTCTCATACCATGTTCAAACATCTAGTTGCGCTAAACACTTATACAGAGCCGTTTCTCAGCATGAAGTCTGCGGAGCAAAGAGAAATAATTGAACAACTGTTGGGCATTACTTTATTAAGTGAAAAAGCAGAAGCACTTAAATTAGCAATCAAAGAAACCAAAGATTCTATACAAACAGAAGAACTTAAAATTGCTGCAACCAAAACTGCCAACGAAAATGTTCAAAAAAGTATCGACAGTTTGCATTTGAAAAGCAGTGCGTGGGTTTCCAAACAACAAACAGAATTAGAGAACTTGGGACGGGCTATTGTTAACTTAGAAGCAGTGGATATAGAAGCAGAACTTGCAGCACATCTTGCACTAAAAGCCTGGGATGAAGAAAATGCTCGCATCCGTAACTTAAACAAACAAAAAGCCACATTAGAGTCTGCTGTTACCCAAGCAGAAAGAACACTAAAAAAGTATATTAAAGAAATTGAGTCGCTTGCAGATAAAAAATGTCCTGCTTGTGAACAAGATTTACATGATCACAAGCACGATGAAATGCAAAAGACAGCAGAAGATAACCTGCTGGATGCACAAAAGTACTTTGATAAGGTAAACGGAGACCTAGAAAAGATTGTTACAGAGTTAGGAACAGGCGAGCAAGTTCGTAGACCTACAACTTTTTACGAAACAGAAGCCGAAGCATTGGGTCACAAGAACAATCTTGCCAGTCTCGAAAAAGCATTGGAAGAAAAAGCAGTTGAAAATAATCCGTATGCTGAACAAATTGAAGAATTAAAGAAAACTGCTATTCAGATTATTGAATGGAACACTATCAACTCGTTGACCAAGTTAAAAGATCATCAAGAATTTTTACACAAACTGCTAACCAACAAAGACAGTTTTATTCGTAAAAAGATAATTGATCAAAATTTAACGTATCTAAACAAACGACTAACTTATTATATCGACAAACTTGGACTGCCACATCGTGTGGTTTTTCAAAATGATCTAACAGTTGAAATTACTCAACTGGGTCAAGAGTTGGATTTTGACAACTTGAGTCGAGGAGAACGAAATAGACTGATTCTTTCCATGAGTTTTGCATTCCGAGATGTTTGGGAAGGACTGTATCAACACATCAACCTGTTGTTTATCGACGAATTAGTAGATGCTGGCATGGATAGTGCAGGTGTTGAAAGTGCATTGGCTGTGTTGAAAAAGATGGCACGTGAAAGAAACAAAAACATTTATCTAATATCTCACAAGGACGAGCTGGTAGGACGTGTGAACAGTGTGCTTCGTGTGATCAAAGAAAATGGATTTACCAGTTACAGCAACAACGCCGACTATGTTGAATAAGAGTCTTGAACATTACAAAGCACTGTATTCAAAATATGTAGATGCTCATGTAAGTCTACATAACTACCATACAGTCTTTGTTAAACACTTAGGTTTAGATTCGTCTATTGGACTTCGTAAGTCCATAAGAGAATTGGCATTACTTGAAACTGAACTTAAAAAAGCTGTACGAGCTGCATTTGAAGAAGACAAAGCAATCAAAAAGGCTGCTGGTATTAAAATAAAAAAACAAAAATACAGAAATACCAGTGGACTTGGAAAAAATTTAATAAAAAAACCCAAAAATGTGGACTTACCAGAATGAAGAAATTTTAGAATTGCCCGAAGATTGTGTGGGGTTTGTATATCTTATAACCAACACTACCAATCATAAAAAATACATTGGTAAAAAATTAGCAAAATTTAGTAAAACGACCTACAAGACTGTGAAGTTGAAGAACGGCACCAAGAAGAAAAAGAAAATTAGAAGTAAAATTGACAGCGACTGGCAGGAATACTACGGGTCCAGCGTTGAACTATCCAAAGACATTGAAACTTTGGGCCGAGACAAATTCACCCGCGAAATATTATACTATTGTAAAAGCAAAGCAGAAACATCTTACATTGAGGCCCGCGAACAATTCGACCGCAAAGTATTAGAATCCAATGACTACTACAATGGACAGATTTCTGTCCGTGTACATGGCTCCCATATAAAAAACAAAATTTAGGCTCAGTTAGACAGTAAAGGCAAGCGCAAGCCAACATCGTGCGCCCTAAACCTGGATCTCGGATCACAGGGACGGAAATCTCTTGCTGTCAAGAGTGCTCAATCAGTATCCTTTACAGGACCACGATCGCAAAATGCCTGCGGTTTGATTGTTTGAATAGAGTGAATATAGGCCCAATGAAGGGAGAAAAACCCTGCGTTTATGTATGTGTTAGCGTATATACATAAGCTGCCGTCGAATGAAGACGCAACTCGAGGTACCGTGCGACCGCCTCTGTAATTGTTGTAACGCTAAGTGACTTGTCGAACTCAGATAATGTCTTTTTTGCCCGTAGCAGGGCAAAGTGTGACCATTGAATCTAGATAATATTTAAAACTACTTCGTAGTATCAATGTGAAACAATTGCTCTGAGCGCGAGCGAAAGAGCAAACGAACGCAGTTCGTTTATAAATAACGGATACTTTTCGGAATATACAATGGATATTAGAACCTTATTAACCCGAGTAGATGTGATTGAAAACAATCAACTATCTCTTAAAAAATACCTATCAGAGAGTTTATACAATACTCCTGAGATGCAATTGCATTGGAAACGTATCGACGAAGGATTTGTAAGAGGATATGAAAAGTATCTTGCAGAAGTTGCTCTAACTCCTGATCAAATTCAAAGTATCTTCAAACAAGCATCGGGTGGTGCTGCGGCAGGTGAAGCACCCAAGGATCCTGGAAAGTTAGCTGCACTTGTAGATAAAGTGCTGCCTGCAGATCAAGCAGGTGCTTTAGAAAAGACATTGCCTGCTCCAGATGCAGGTCCAGTTCAAGGTTTTGAACAAAAAGCCGCAGCAGCGGTACAGAACATTCAAGGTGCAGACCCAGCAACTAAACAGAGTTTGATGCAGTGGATCAAGCAAGGTGTTTCCAAACCTGAAACACAACAGTTGATTTTGGCCGCAGTAGGTGCTGGTGTTGGTAGTTTGATCAGCAAAGTTGGTCCTATACTGAGCATGATTCCAGGTGGTGGCCCAGTTGCTGCTGCTGTAACAGGTGCAGTCATTGCTGGTGCTGTGTCAGTTGCCAGTGCTAAAATGCAAGGTAAAGATTGGAAGACAGCATTTAAAGGTGCCATCAAGCCGGCATTGATGGGCGGCGCCAGTGCTGTTATTGGTAACTTGGCCACTACTGCTATCAGTGCAATGACTGGTGGCAATAGCACGCCTGATCAAGCACAACCGCCCGGAGCATCAGTAAGCATGGGTGATAAGATGCCCGATGGTTCAACAGTTACTGGACTAGAAGGTGGACAAGTTACTGTAACTCGTCCTGACGGTACATCAGAAACCATGTCAAATCAAGATTATTACGGCAGAACAGGACAACAAGGTATTGCAGATCCAAATGCCGCTCCTGCAGATTCTGACAAGCCAAAAAGACAACTGCCTCAGTGGGCACAAGACCTACAAGATAAACAAAAGACAATTGACGATTTTGCAAACAGAATGGGATTACCTCCTGGTAAGCATGATGTGCAAATGCAAGGTGGTGTACCTGTAAGCATTGACGGACAACCTGTTCCGCAAGAGTTATACAATCCACAGCAACAAAGAAACATACAAGCCGCACAACAGATGTCGGCTATGAATGCCAATAGTGCAGCGATACAGAGCGGTGAAAATCCTAATGCTGATACTTTTAGAAAACAAGCACAAGATCAAGTTGCACTAAATCAACGTATGCAGACACAAACAGATGCAGGTGGCATTGGTAAAAACTTTGATGCAGGCATTGCACCCATTGGTGCAAATGGACAACCAATGCGAGCAGTCCCAATGGATGAACCGACAATAGGTAGCAATTTTAATGCCGGCATTGCACCTATTGGTGCAAATGGACAACCGATGCGAGCAGTTCCAATGGATGAACCTGCAACTGGAAGAATGCCCGGTGAAACACCACCTGGAATTAATCGCTTAACAGGTAAACCTTTTGAACCTGCTCCTGCATGGGATCAAATGACTCCTGATCAACAAGCCGCAGTCACAGCAAGACAACAACAGCAAGCCGCTGATGCTGCCGCAGGAGCACAGAATGCTAAAGACTACTGGGCTAATAAAAATCCCAACACTCGTGGACTAAAAGAAAGTTTTGCAGAGTCTAAGTATGTTGACAAGCAAGCAACTCTACGCAAGTGGTTGGTTCAAGAATCAAAAGGTCAGCGTATACATGGCCTACAGTTAAAAGCAACTGTTAAAGAAGGCATCATGGATTCTATCAAAGGAATGTTTGGTGGAGGGAAGAAAGGTGTTGCTCCAGCCGCAGGTGGCGTTACTGCTGATGCATTAAACAAAGCATGGGCCACAGCCGGCAGTCCAACCGACAGCGAAGAAGTTGCCAAAGTATTACAAAGTGCAGGCGTTCCTGCAGAAACAGTTACTAAAGTATTTGCAGATTTAAAACTTCCACCTCCGGGGTCTCCTGAAACATCCGCAGAAGAACCTGCTAAACCGGGCGAAACACCAGCACCGACTGAACCAGAAGCACCAGCTGCTGGTAAGGTAAATATCGATGAATTGGTTGCACAAATTAATAAACTTGCACCAGCCGACAAACAAAAAATTATAGCCGCGTTACAAGGATAAACAGGAATAGCATATGAAAATTACTCATCTTATTAAAGAATCTAACTCACCGTTGTATGAACGTGTGGCAAAGCAAATTCCTAGAGGTATCCAATCGCACAACGAAGTTTGCAAAGTAGGTTACAAACTAGCAGTACAAGAAGTTGGCATTAAAGAAGCACAACAGTTAGA